GGGGTCCTACGGTTGCCGCGGCTGGAGTTTCGGCGACTGCTGGTGTGAACTCGGTGAAGACTTTCGTTGCTGGTGATGTCATCACGGTGGATGTGGACCAAATCGGTTCGGGTACGGCTGGCACCGGATTTACGGTTGCCATCGCGTACGACGGTCGCAAGAACGCCTAAGTTCTTTCCGCACTGAGTTTGGTGCGGTTGCGCTTTTCGCCTCGCTCTCCCTCTTCCTTTGTCGGGGGTTGAGCGAGGTGTTTTGCGTTTTAGTTTCCGTCTAGGAATTTACGGAGTGCTTCCTCGTCATTGAGTTGGTTCGCCTCGGTCTGCGCAACTTTTTGTTCCCACTCGTCTACTGCCCGTTTCTCGTGTTCGTCAAGGAGTTCGGCAACCGACAGTAAAACCTGTATGTCATCGTGACGGAACGGGTGTTGCTCGTCGTTTGTCTCAATTGCGAGGAACATGAGTCGCGACCGTATCGCTTTATGGATTTCCATCATTTGTTGGACAGTAAGTGTGATGTCTCCCGTGTAGGTGCTTGGTTCGTGGTTCATACTGTTATTACGCACAAGGTGCTCTAGTCTGTGAGCCGAAACGGTAGCCCTAACCCACCCGAAACGGTAGCCCCACCAAATAATGTGACGCTCGTCACCCGTGTATCCAATTGGATACCCACCGAAATAAATAAACGCCCACTAGATAAACGCCCACTAATCAGATAACATAGACCGCATGACAGCAAACATAGAAATCAACAAAGACGGAAAAGCCCGATTCGCCTACGCAGGAGAAGTCCCGTGGCACAAACTTGGCACAAAGATGTACGGTCTTCGCACCGTAGACGAAATGTTGGAAGCATCCCAAGCCGACTACCAAGTCATACTCACCAAAGTTGCCATTGTTGATGACGAAGGAAACCTCATCAGAAACCCTGACGGCACACCCGTACTCGTAGACGACAGCCGTGCGACCGTGCGTGTGAACGATGACGGGACTTTTGATTCCCTGTCCACCGTAGGCACACGGTACGACGTGCGTCAGAATCGCGAAGTTCTAGAACGGGCGATGGCAGTCGTCGGCGCATCCAAAGGTGACACCGTTATTGACACTTGCGGAGTTCTCAAAGGTGGCGCAAGATTCTTCGCAACCATTGACCTCGGAACACTCATCATTGACCCGACAGGGGTAAACGACAAAATCGCCCGTTATCTCGTGGTTTCGCACGGACATGACGGACTCTGGCCGATTCGGTACGCAAACACCGACATCCGTGCGGTCTGCCAAAACACCGTCATCATGGGACTCAAGCAAGCAACCCGTGTATTCACGGCACGGCACACCCGTTACGCAGAGGAATACATCCAAACCGCCCAAGAAGCACTCCACATCTCAACCGAGTGGGCGACCAAATTCCGAGAAGAAGCAGAAAAAATGCTCTCAATTCCAGTCCCGCAGTCTTCCAACCGTGTGGATAAGGTCATTGAGGCGGTCTTTGAGCAACCCGACGCAGACGCAAAGGACATCACCAAGAGAAATTGGGAAGAAATCAACGGGACTTTGCGTGCGTTGTATGTGAACCCCCGTAACGCTTCGGGTTTCGGTTTTAACGGGTGGAGTATTTACAACACCATCGTTGAGTACCTAGACCACCACCGTCGCGGAACATCCGAAGACCGTGCGTTGGCGACGATGGAAGAGCACTCGTGGGTGAACAAGAAGAAAATTGTCGCTCAGAACGCTGTTCTGTCACTCGCTTAGAAACTGAGCAACAACAACAAGAGTGGTAATCTTGGTGAGTGGCGCACCAAGACCCGTTTGACTACGAAGCGGAAGACGAGGAGAACGATGACGACCCAACCGAATTGGAATTGCCATCCGAACTACCCGTTCCGCACGCACATCTCTATGACTTGTTCCTATTCATGTCAAAGTCAAGCGATGAACAGGATTCGGCCATGAACCTTATTCGTTACCACATGAACGAACTGTACGACGCGTTTGAGGATGATTATCCCGAACGGGACTTGGAGACTCTCGGTGGTGATGTCGTTGCCTATCTTTGCCGACGGCACAAATGGAATGTTGAGTTGTTGTGGGATAGGAAAGACGCCGAAGAAATGTTGTTCCGAAAATACAATTCTTACGACCCGAACATTTGGGAAAAGATTATGGACACCGAAGCGTTGCGAGACATGCACCGTTCCGTGTACGAAGTTACTCAGAAATACCTGTCTGACGCAATAGAGGAAGTCATCTCCCCAAACGACCACAAGAAACGGAAACCAAGATTCGGCAAACGCCGAGGAAACCGCTAACCAACCTAGATTTTGGTGAGTTGGTGTTCTTTTAGTACGAGGCGCGGTCCGTGTCCGAAGTCGGCGTGTTCGGCGTTTGCGAAGAAGTTTTCGCGTGTGGTTCCGCCAAGTATTTGGAATTGTGTGTTCGTGCCGATGTTTTCTAGTTGTGTGGATGGTTGATTGCACCATACGACTAGGCATTGTTCTGTTTCGGGTTTCCATAGCCCGTAGTTGCAGTGCTTTGGGTCGTTGATGATGAGTATTTTGCGGGTTGAGGTTTTGATTTCTGTGCTTTTGCCGTTGATGGTGGTGTCGTGTCCGTGGTCTGCCCCGATGTAGATGTCCCAATCAACGGTGGTTCCGTAGTGGCGGGCGGTGATTACTTCTCCTGCTTTGCCCATCATGATGATGCCCTTGGGGGTCATGGTGGCGGTGTATTTGCGGTCGGTGACTTTGTGTTGGCGTTTGTTTTCGTAGCAGTCGTTGACCCATTTGCGTAGGTATATGACTTCTTTGGCGGTGAGACGCATTATCGGGTAGGTCATTGTGGTTGGTCGTATTTCGGGTTGAGCATCATGTCCATTACTTCGTGTTGTTCAAGGATAAAGCCCTTGGCGGGGTTGTCGCTTTTGGGTGCAAAGTTTTGTTTGTTCTTTTCATTGAATCGTTCGGGGTGCGCCCGCATATAGCGTTTCATACGGGCGGTTTTTATCATGAGGAATGTACCGTCTAGGTGGTATTGGTAAACCCACCATTTCGCGGTGGTGATGTTGATGCCCGATTTTTTCCAACCTTCGTTGCGTGGATTTTGGTCGGTTTCTATGGCGATTCTGCCGTTGCGGTAGCGGTCTGTTTTGATTTCTATTGAGCCGCTGTTGGCGTCATTGAGGAAATCGCGAATGATTTGTTCCCCGTTTTCTCCGTGTTGGAGGTCTTTCAAGAAGTTTGGTGGTATGTCGTATTCTCTCATTGTCGTTCCATGTTTAGTTGAGCATCTTCAACATATCGGGGGTCTATGTCGTAGCCGATGTATTTTCGTCCCAATCGTTTTGCTGTGGTGGTTGTTGTTCCGCTTCCGTTGAACGGGTCAAGCACGACATCACCAATTATGGTCGTGAGAAGAATGCAGTTCTCTACAAGTTGTTGGGGAAAGGGTGCAGGGTGAGTCGTTTGTTTTGGCGGTGCGATATTCCATATTTCGGTTATGTAATCAGGGTTCACATTTTCCCTGTGGGTGCGGGGTTTGTTTTTCGTCAACCAATACACATGTTCGGTGTTCGGCAGTAGATGGTCTTTACGAATATTTGGACTGTTGTGTCTATTCCAAATTATGAGTTGATAGATTATTGCGTTCGTTTTATGTATGAACTCGGTTGGCAGTCGTGCTTGGTTGTTGTATCGTCGCGGTTTGTGGTTGAAAAAAATTGAGCCGTCACTTTTTATGACGCGAAGAAGTTGATTGATTACCGCAATTATCCATTCTTGATATTCTTCCTCTCGCATATTGTCGTGGTACGAGTTGTAGTCAATGTTGTGTTTCTGCCAAATCTGATTGCTGTTTTGTGTTCTGCCTTCCTGTATGCCTTTTTTGTTGTAGGGGGGTGATGTGACGACCGTGTTGATGGATTCGTCGGGAAGTTTTCGCAGTTCACTGAGCGCTTCCGCGCACCTAATTATGTTGGTCTCAATATTTGCAGACGACATTTCGTCCTGTTTATTTTGTAACGAATGGGACTGTGTTGTTACTGCCGTTCAGGATGCTCTCCTCTTCCTTTTTCAATGATTTGTTGCGGGCATGAATTGCCGAAGCGGTTTGACTGTTTCCGTGGGGATTCATGATGGTGAAACGCTTATCCAACTCTCGTATCATTGCAAATCCGTCCTGAGTAATCCGCCATTGAATACCGTTGAAATGGCGTTCAAGGAAACCCGACTTTGTGAGAGTGTTCGTATAATGTTTTATTTTGTTTCGGTCAATTTTTTCTAGTTGAAAGTCGTAGTACTCGGTTCTCGTGAACCACTCACCCTCTTTCATTCGTGTGCGCATGCGTGCGTAGCACAATACCATGTAGGAGCCGCGTCGTCCCCCCTTCGCCATGCCCGCGACCGTGTTGGCTTGCCAATCCGAATTTTCGGTGTTCATTTGGTTACTGCTCATGGTGCTAGATTCTACAGTCATGGCACACCTTCCCGCTACCCAAATCATTTCGTCGGACTTCAGTTTTTGGAGCAGAAAAGCCCCCGTTATGGGCGGTGTTTGGCAGGACGCTGCATCGTGTGCCTTGGAGTACATTTACGATGTTGTTGCCGAGATGCAGGACGCGGAGTATGAACCGCATCTCACCGATTTGCGTAAAATGGTTGACGACGGCATTGGTTCGTTTTTTGACCAGCCAATTCACCCAAATTTGGGGCGGTTTGCATTTTGGCGCGACTTGGGCGCAACTGGAGTGGTTTTGTCACGCAAGTTTTGTAGCCGTCCGATGCGACAGATGTTCGTACATGAGACTTTGGTGAACAAGCAGACGGATTACGGGCATGACAATGTTGCGCGGTTCGGTTCGCGTGGTTTGCTGGTGCGTATGCACGACAAGATTGCGCGTTTAGAGAACATCATTGCCAAGGGTGTTGACCCGAAGAACGAGTCGCTGTTTGATAATTTCATGGATGTTGCGGGCTATTCGGCAATTGGTTGTATGTGGGAGGCGGACGAGTTTTTGTTGCCGTTGGCTAATGCGAAAGCGTCCTGAGCATCCCAAGAAACCCCAACCGCAGGGGGTGCGTTTGTCTGGGTCAAATATTGTGCCGAAGGGTTTTAAGCCGTACGTGGTGCGTGACCCGAAGACGGAGCAGGATGTGGTGGATTTTTTGTCGTCTGCTGCCGAGGCTGGTGATTGGGAGGCGGAGTTATTGCTCGGTCTCCTGAAAGTAATGTCTTTAAATGATTTGATTGTTGAGGGTGCTATTCGTATTCAGCGGGGTTGATGCCTGTTTATTTTGTGAGGCGTGGGGCTCTGTAAAATTGGTGAGTGGATAAGTTGTCTGTAAAAGTTCTCGGTACACCCATACGAAAGGCAAGTACAAAATCTATGTTTGATGCCAACCAATCGGTTCACGACTTCTATCTCGTGATGTCCAACGCACAAGAAAAAAGCGAATCGCCATACACGAACAACGCGTTGCGTGAACGCATCAAGGCTCGCGTGATGGCTGGTTCGGAGGGTGGGCGACCCGGTCAGTGGTCTGCTCGTAAAGCACAACTCGTGGCGTTGCGATACAGGAAAGCGGGTGGGGGGTACAAGAAGGGTAAACGCCCAAGCAAGAAGCAACGGTCGCTGAAAAAGTGGGGACGAGAAAAGTGGAGAACCTCGGACGGCAAACCAGCCTTGCGTGGGGGCAAGATGCGCAGGTATTTGCCCGATAAGGTATGGGGAAGGTTGTCGCCTGCTCAGCGTGCCGCCACGAATCGCAAGAAGATTCAAGGCGACAAGCGAGGACGACAGTTTGTTGCGAATACCGAAACCGCCAAAGATAAGGCGAGAAGTTACAGGAAACGAAATAAATTTTAATGAGCGTCAATAAAAAATCTGCTCCACAAAAACAGGTAGTAGAAATAGTTAGAGTAGGGCAGTGGGGTCGTGTTGAGTATCAGCATATCCTTGAATGTGGGCATGTTGAGGTTCGTAAACGCCCATCAAAAACGGACAAAATAGCGTGCACATGGTGCGTTATCGCCACAGAAAAACAGCGAGAACTCCGCACCTTGACAGTTGTACCTCCCCCGATTACCGAAGAACCGTGGGACTTCTATGACGATGTTGCCGTTGATGAGATAAGGCTTGCGCAAACACGGTCAGCATTAGCACACGCTCTCGGATGTCCGCAGGAAAGCATAGAAATTGTGTCATCTGTTGACGAAAAGGGAGACTTGACGGTGAACTACATGACTGTGTTGCTTGACTACGGGCAGGCGCTGACAATAATCAAAAAATCGCAGAATATCGTTGACATCTGAATTGGTCTGTGGTTATGCTTGGAGCCCATGAACAAGAGCCTCCGCGCATCTCTCCCATTTGATTCATCCAAATCCGCTTGCCGTGAACACGGAGTTCGTGTCTTTTATCCAATCGTGGAAAAACCGACAATGTCAAATAGGATGCGTGCGTTAATTCAGGAAGCAAAAAAGATTTGCTCCACATGCGAAGTCAGGGAGCCCTGTCTCAACTATGCCTTAGAGAATGAGTCGCACGGAATTTGGGGTGGATTATCGGAAACGGAGCGACAATACCGTAGATTAGAACTAGGTATTACTTATAAACCGTGGGAAACAGGAAATGGTACCGAGGTGGAATCCATAAATGCGATTCGTGCCCGTCGTCGTTGGCGGGATGCTGAACGAAAACGACGAGAACGTGAACGCAAATCAAAACAACGAGACGAACAAAATCCTGACCGAAAAAAGAGGCGCTCCAATGTCCAATACGAAGTGGTAATTGAAGATGAAATGATTGAATCAGAATGACACAACTTGCTTCTCCGACAGTTGAGTCGTTCTTAAACAAACTTAACGGCGTAAAAAAGACTGGCGCCGGTTGGCAGGCGCGTTGCCCATGTCGCAACGATGATGAAAATCCCTCTCTCTCTGTTGCGCAAGGGAATGACGGTCGCGTCCTCGTCACATGTCACCGTGGTAACGGTTGTGATGTGGTGCAAATTTGCACATCCCTCAGCATGAAAGTCACCGACCTTTATCCCCCACGCAAGGAGGAGCGGAAACTTTCTCTTGTTGCGACATATGACTACCGAAACGAAAAAGGCGAAGTTATTTATCAGAAACAGCGTTTCGTAGACCAATGGGGAAAGAAAACATTTAAGCAACGCAGACCCGACCCAAGCAATCCCAAAAAATGGATTTATTCGTTGGAGAATATAGACAAAACGCTATATCGTCTCCCCGAAATTATTCAGGCTCGTGAAAATAACGAAGTGATATGGCTCGTTGAAGGCGAAAAAGATGCAGATAATTTGGTCAAACTCGGCTGGTGTGCAACGACTCCGCCAAACGGCGCTGGCAAATGGCAGGATTCGTTTACCGAAATTCTTCGTGGGTGCGGAGTATTCATCATCGCCGATAATGATGTACCGGGTTGGGAACATGCGAAAGAGATACAACGCCGATTACAAAAAGTTGGATGTACGGTGAGCACATTTGTGCCACCTAAACAATTTAAGGATGTTTCCGAACTATTGGCAAACGGAGGGAATCTTGAAGAACTAATTGATTTTAAAGATGCAGAGCCTCTCAATTCGGCAGAACGAAAAGACGAAGAGAATGAAGAGTCAGATGAACAGGCTTTATCGGATGCAACATCTTCACTTGAATCCATAGCCTCGCAAATCACCAAAGTTCTATTGCGCCAAGACCTTTCTGAAGATACGCGAATTTCTCGTGCGACCATGTTGCTTAATCAAATCAAAGGCGAGAACGACTATGACCGAGGACGACTCATTAATTGGCAGGATTTCCTTGGTGAGTCGGCAGACGAGGAATTTGATTGGGTTATTGACAATCTGATTGAACGAGGTGAACGCATAATGGTGGTGGCAGCCGAGGGAGTCGGCAAAACCATGCTTGCGCGACAGGTAGCGATTTGTGCTTCCGCAGGTCTTCATCCGTTTAATTTTTCTCGTATCAAACCTATTCGCACCCTGACTATTGACCTTGAAAATCCAGAGCGTATTATCCGACGAACATCTACGAATATCATGAACGCGGCATTGCGTTACGGTCATGTGAAGCAGGTTGATGCACACATACTTATCAAGCCTGCTGGTGTGGATTTACTGAGGGCTGAAGACAGGGCAATAATTGAGGAGGCTGTAGAGAGAATCAAGCCAGACCTTCTTGTTGTTGGACCTCTATATAAATCATTTGTAGACCCTGGCGGGCGAACATCAGAGGCTGTTGCCGTTCAGGTGGCAAAGTTCTTTGACATGATTCGCGACTACCATAAATGCGCATTGTGGTTGGAGCACCATGCGCCCTTGGGTTCGTCAATGAGCACGAGGGATTTGCGTCCGTTCGGGTCTGCTGTTTGGTCGCGGTGGCCGGAATTCGGTCTTTCGCTACATCCCGACCCAACAATTGTTGGGGAATATGTTTACGATGTGCGACATTTTCGTGGTGCACGAGACGAACGACCATTTCCGACTAAACTTAGAAGGGGTAAAGTATTTCCGTTTGAATTAGTTGATGTGAGAGACCAAATATGACAGAAAAGGGTTTGACTCGTGAGTTCCTAGCCGAAAGAGACGTACGCATATTCAAAATGCGTCAGGCTGGTATCACCACCGCAGAAATTTCAAGAAGGTTTGGCATGACCAACAATGCTGTCAGTTCGTCTATACGGCGACAATTGGGCAGGTTGAGCCAAGAAGCGCTCATGGCGTATCCGGAGGTCTTACAGATGGAACTGGAGCGTCTGGATGCCCTTCAGAGCGCAGTGTGGCCGCTAACGCAACACAGAAAGGTCAAGTTGGATGACGGCACCGAGGTGTCTGTGGAGCCCGACATCAAAGCGGTATCAACTATTTTGTCAATTATTGACAGGCGTGCTCGTTTGCTGGGAATGGAGCAAAACAATTTGAATGTTCGTATGGATGTTCAGGACTCCACGCAGAATCAGTTGCGGGCTGTTTTGGCTGGTGCTCCCGGTGCACAAGTTTCTGAGAAGTTTGACGCTGAGGCTGAAGCAAAGAAATTGCTTGCGATTATGCGTGATTCTGGCGTGATTGAGGAGACGACGGTGAATAAGTTGTTGGGTGATTTCCCTGCGTTGACCGAAGGCGGGGAAGACGATGAAGAGAAAGGTGAAGACATTCACCCCGAATAGTGCAAACGCTCACAAGTGGATAATTTATTATAAATGAATGCTTTTTTTGATAACAGCCCTTCTCTTCATTATCGCTTCAGTGTCATTCCACAAATTCGTTCTTATGAGGGCAGTGGAACACCCATTTATCTGCTTGGACAATAAACCGCTATCGCGGATTAGGGCTGAGCGAGACTATGCGCTTGTAAAAGCGACCTTATCCTTCTGAGGGGAGCAAAACTCAGTAGTAATGACGGGGTGGGTTGAAACCACACATTCCCTCTTATCGGGAAGTTGTTCTTTTACCATCAATCTCATCAACCATCTATCTGTTCCGTCATAGCGAGGCTGAAAAGGCTTCCTGCCGTGAGCAACTTGATGATTATCAATAATGAGAACATCACCATCTTCAAGAACAATTTCTTTTATATTCTCGTCAACTAATTTCTTAAAACATTCCAAAGCGGAATTCGCAACTTCGGTTTTCCCCCTCATCAGGTCTTCGTCAAAAATGAATCTAAACTTTTTGTGTTTGAAATTAATGACCGGCACCAACCATTCATCGTATTGTTTTTTGTTTTCCTTGAAGGATAAGTCGGGTTGGATATAAAATTGGGGGCGCATCAACTCGTACATCAATCCGACATCTATATTTCTTAAGATGTCCCCAAAATTCACGTATGTGGTTGGAGCATTCTTATCTCCGCGTAAACACATCAAAATAAGAACATCTGGCTTATGCGGATGAAATGCTGTTTCTGTGTGCATTTTCAGCAATGCTTTGGAAGATGAAGAAATTTGTGCGAATTCCGTTTTGGGATTGGGAAGTACGTGTTGAATCAGGCGACCGTTCTGCTCCTGTTTGTAGGCGACAGGGAAACCATAATGAGCGCCGAACTTCAACAACAAATCGGATGCCTGTTTAACGATGTCATCGCTCATCGGTGGTATCAGCGGAGTCGCAGGAATCTGACCTATCTCAACGCCTTTGATTAGTGTTAGGGGTTCATTCGGTTCAATCGTCATCCCGTTTGCCTTCTCTGCGTTTTCGTTTCGGCGCAAGGTCGTGAGTTCTGAGTGGATGACCGTACGGCAAGCGGGTTCTCCGTTTTCCTGCTTTGGTTCCCGGCACTGTCTCATACTCTTTTGTTAAGTAATTGAAGCGTGTTCGTTGTTGTGCCCCACGAGAAACTTTCTTATTTTTCTTTCCCATTACCTATTGTCTCCATCTCCACTTAAAGTATTTAACTGTTGACGCTTTAGAAGTTTTTCAATGTTGTCTCGGGCAACTAGACCCATATTCATATCAACCGCAGAACATAGTTGGGCAACATACCACAGAACATCGCCTATTTCCGCCGCTAGAGCCTGTTTCATTTCAACTGTCAATTTTGAATCGTGGTCACGAATAATTTTCTTTACTTTGCCCGCAACTTCACCTGCTTCTGACACAAGACCGAGCGAAAGATACTCCAACATTTTTTCTTTTGGGTAAATAGCAGTTTGACTTGTTCTCCATTGATAGTTCGTAAAATCCATTTCGTGCGCCTTCATAAATCGTCTCTGTAGAATATTTCAAAACCCAAATCCGTAATTGCGTCCGCGAGGGTTGCGTAAAATGATTCTTTGTATTCATCGGGTTGATTTGAGTCGGTATTCAACTTTAATGCAGCGTTTAGCGTCGCTGCATATGTTAGGTCTCTCAATACATTAAGGGCAGAGTACCGTAAAGCCTTTCCGAACTCAACCACACGACCGATTTTGATTGAGTAAGGAACTGACACGAATACGGGTTCTTCACCAAAATGCGTGAAGGATATGCATTCCGAAACAGGCGAATTCGGTTTTGCAAAAAGGCTTGCCAAATCCTGGTCTTTTGTTTCGGATGGCTTTAAAGAACAATATCCTTCGGCAACAAATGTAAATGAATCAACACCCCAACCTTGTCGCTTTATGCATGCTGCTTGCGTCAACTTTTCCAAACGCTCATTTCGGCTTATCTGATGTGTCTTCATGAGTTGCATTATTGATACGAGTTTGTCCTGTTTCCAACTAAACAAATTTATGTTTATATCTTGACCGATTCCCTCCTCGTCAACGGTTTGTTGCTTGGCTATTTTCGTCGCCTCAACAGCAAGGGCTAGTTTGTCTATGTCCGTTTTGTAGGAGCCAGTTTCCATCTAGTCCAAAATACCCCATATTTATTGGTCGTAAAAGAACTAGGGTGTTTCATTTTAGGTAGCCCAAATGTAGTAGTTTGCTGTCATGGCACAAAAGAAGAAATCAACCCCAAAACAGAAGAAATCACCAGCAAAAAAGAAGGCTACTCCTAAAAAGAGTCCTTCCAAGGCTGTTGTTAAATCCAATACCGCAGAAGCGGTAAAGGACGCCACTCAGTCTGTGGCGGCGGCAGTGGCTGAAGACATCAGTGCGGCGGAAAAGTATGTTCAGGATGTTCTAAATCCTGTCATTATCTATGCCAACGACCTGAAGTCCAAGTCGCTTCGTCAGCGTGTACTTGCGTGGTTCAAGACCTCTAAGTAGACTGTTCCCCTGATGGGGAATGAAACTGTGGTGATTGACGAATTGCAGAATAATGCCGTCCAAGAACAGCCCCTTGTGCTCAACCCAAAAATTCTTTTGGGTGATGTTCGAGAATCTTTAAAAAGTATTCCCGATGGGTCGATTCATTGCGTAGTCACATCTCCTCCGTATTGGGGTTTGCGTGACTACGGCACAGGCAAATGGGAAGGCGGAGACCCTAATTGTTCGCACAAACGCGATAGTAAACAAAGCGACAAAACATCCACTGGTCAAAGGAATTTAGAAGGCGCAATCGGGGACGGTATTTATAAATCCTATTGCCGTAGGTGTGGGGCAATCAGGATTGATAACCAACTTGGATTAGAACCAACATTTGATTCATATGTGGAAGATATGGTTGGCGTGTTCCGCGAAGTGCGGCGCATCCTGCGCGATGATGGCACCCTGTGGCTCAATTTGGGTGACTCGTATGCGGGAAGCAACGGTAACGGATGGAAACAAACCATTGCGTCCACAAACGCTTCCA